AATTTAGATAATATTGAGGTGAAAGGAGAGATTCGTTCGAATGTTGTTCCTCTAACCGATACGATTAATATTACTATGAAACATCCGAGTTATGAATATCTAATGAATAACACGATCAAAGATGATGCTTCAACTACAGAAATCATGATGAATCTAATAGCTACATGCTTAGATACTGTGCAAGATGATGAAGAAATGACAAAGATTAGTGATGAGCCAATCGAAGAAGTAAAAGCTTTTATCGATGCTTTGACTACAGAACAGTTTACGAAGATTACCGATTACCTTGAAGGAATTCCTACTATCGAACTTGATATTAGTTTTGATTGTGAAGAATGTAATCACCATAACGAAAGAAAGTTGAAAGGGCTTGAGGATTTTTTCTAATAAACCTCTCTCACGATTCGCTAGAGAACTATTATAGAACAAATTTTCAACTAATACAAAATTTTCAATATTCTCTAGTCGAGCTCGAGCAAATGATGCCGTGGGAGAGGGAGATTTATGTCATTATGTTAATTGATTATTTGAAAGAGAAAGAACAGCAGGCCCAACAGCAAATGCGAGGATAAAGATGAGTACTCTAGCTAAAATCAGTGATACCTTATTAGAGCAGAATAAAGTACTGCTCAATCAAGGTGATTCTCTAGATAAAACAGCTACTTCTATGCAAGCTCTGAATAAGAACTTTTCGCAGTTCTTAGTGAATGTAGCGAGTGATGAAACTGATGCTCTCGAGACAGAAGCAGAAGCAAGAGCCGCAAAGACACGGGCAAAATCTAGTGCCGGTGGGAGTAGATTAGCTGGAATCAAAAGTCAAGGCGAAGGCTTCCTTATGGGACTTGGTTTACCAGGAATGGGAGCAATCTTAGGTCGTGGATTATTGGGTGGCCTTGTTCGAGGTGGCTTAGCTTATATCATGGCAGATGCAGTAGCTGAATACATAAGATCACAAGGATTCAGCGATGAAATCAGTGATGCTGTTGGTCGTGGACTCACTGGTTATGGTATCTTACGTATATTTGGTAAAAGACTTGGTGTGGTAGGTTTACTTGGTGGTGCTTTAGCTACCGAAGATAATATCAATGCAACTAAACAACATCTCGAAACATTAGCTGAATCATTCGAAACAGGATGGACAAAACTTGGTACATGGTTCGATAAGACATTTGGTGTCGAAGGCTTATTACCAACATTAGATGATACGATCTTCTGGATCAATGACACCTTCAGTAATGCTATGACAGGATTTAATGCATTCTTAAGAGGTGATTGGGATGAAGATGCTTTTCTGAAGAATATCGATGATATGGGTATTGCTCTTGTGGGCATTGCAGCTCTACTAAAACCATTGGGTACATTAACGGTAGTAGCAAAATCGATTGCTAAACTTTCAGCTGCAGCTGTCGCGCTAACTGGTTTATCCGGTGCTGCAAGGAACTTAAATCCTGGTGGAAATGTTCCAGGTGTTACAGCAGCAACAAAATTATCGAGTGCAGAATTAAGAGCACAGGCCGGAAAATTAAGTGCTAAACAACTTGATAGACAAGGTTTAATGAAGAATAAAGCTGGCAAAATAATTGATAAAGCTAGTGGACAATTTGTAGGAGATAATAGAATACAAAAGGCCATGACTGATACTGCAGCTGCTAGCGGTAAATTTTCTAAATTAACCAAATTCTTAAAACTACCTGGAATGGCATATCTTTTTGGAGCTTATGATATCTACAGTATTCTCAATTCTCCAGGACCAATAGAGAGTAAAATAGCTCCATTAGCAGGTATTATATCAGCAATTTTTGGATCTGGTGCCGGAGGTGCAATCGGATTTAGTTTAGGAAGTTTCTTACCAGGACCGGGTAATATAATTGGCGGAGTGGTGGGTGCTGGCTTAGGCTATGTTTACTCAGATATGCTTGGTAAAGGCTTAGCACAATATTTGTTAGGACAGAAAGTTGATGCTTTCGGTGGCGGCTTAGGCATGTTAAATGATATGATGAATGGAAGCGGTAGTTCTAGTAGTCAACCGACCCTAGCACCTAATGGTTCGCCTTCTGATGGTATTTCAAATCAGATTACAAAAAGTGGTAGTACTATTGGGCAAACACTACAGGATGCAGCAAATTCAGGTTATGGTTCTTATGCTGGTGCTGTTGGTATGGGAGGCCTTTCAATAGGCAGTGCAGACAATATCTCTTATAACTATGATATAGATCAATCAAATAATTCGGCACTAGTGGGCGGAGGAGATTTCACCGCATCCACTAGCCCCGAGTTTGGTAACAATCGTCGTTGATTAGTCGTCGTTTGCTAGCTTAGCAAAGTATGACATTGTATCATCGTCATCGTTGCTATTCATTTCAGCTGCAGTAACTGGTTCTGCAACTTTATACGATGGTGCTGGCTCAGGAATATTCATCTGAGTCTCTTGTTGCATCGTAGGTGCACCAGATGATACAGCCTCTTCACCAAGAACACGAGCCAATTTGGCTTTCAAATCATCATATGACTTATAGTTCTTTGGATCTGTAAACTCAGACAAGTCATGAAGTTGATTATATACACCTTCAAGCTTTGACTCATCACCATCATACAACTGTGAAGCCGAAGCGAATTCAGACTTATCGTAATTACGATAGCCTTCAACGTTACGAATCTTCAACTTAAAGTCTGCACCTTCCCAGAAATCGAATGGATTAATAGGAGTTTCGTCTGCAAACTGAGGTTGCATGACATCCATGATCTTATCAAAGATCTTCTTGCCAAATTTATAGAGGAATACCTTACCTTCGTTATGAGGAGCAGATGGATCCTGTACAACCAATGCATTGACTACGTAATGGAGTCTACGCTTTTGAGTACGGGCTTTCTCTTTGTCTTCGTCATATCCTGAGTTCCAGAGTCGTGAGTTGAGTTCACCAACTGGATCAGGTTGACCAATAGAAGTAAGGCTGTTTTCGATATACCAAAGACCGGTCGGTCCTTTGAATCCATGATCCCAATATCTGACCCATGGGAGGTCGGAGCCTTCATTGGCTGGGAGGAATCGTAGAACTGCATAACCATTTCCTGCTTTATCTACTGTGGGTTTCCAAATTCGTTCGTCAGTGTAAGACTTGGTTTCGGTTGAACCACCACCAGCTTTTTCTGCTGCTTGAACGAGTTTAGAGATTTGATCGCGATTGCGTTTTAAGTTTTCGAATGACATATTTGTATTCCTTGTATTTGCTGTAATATTGCTGTATTATACCATAGTATGGCTGTAATGTATACCTATATATATTCATCTCACTCAAAAAGGGCAGAGTCGATAGAATTAGTTTTAGGTAAGAAGTTGAGCTCCATTGCTTCAGCTTCGAGTTTATCTTTAATGATAGGTGATACAAACTTCTTGACATCTTCTGGTTCGATATCGTTCTTATCACATACATATAAGATGGCTTCCATATAGCTGATACGTAGTTCAGCTACTGTATTCTCAATGAGTTTAGAGAATTTACTTTTTGTTAAAAATTGATCTTCAACCGTCATCAGTTACCTCTTCAGTCCAAATCCTATAATAAAATTGAGGACCCAATATATCAACCTCTTCGATTGGATACCCGTTCTCAGTCAACCAAGCAGGAATATTCCCGATATTATCGGGAAACTCCTTTGGAAAACCGTACTTCCAACCATTCGGTGGATCAATTAGAGTTATCGTCTTCATCAATACTCCAATCTACATCAAATCCACCTTTACGATCAGTCACCCAATCCTCATCCTCGTCATCGTGACCGTATTGGTACATTAACTCTACTGCATCATCGTGACGAGGGTGAGCTTCATCTGAAATGGCATCTTCGAATTCTTCTTTTGTGCCTTCCCAGTCATTCTCTAATACGATATCTTCGATTTCATAAAACATGATACGAGTTACCTGATGATATTCTCTACATACTACTCTCATTTATCCATCACCCTTAGTAAGATTGTGTCTGCATTGATACGACCATTTGGAACAGTCGACTTGGTTGTGAGTGTCTTCCATTCCTTATCGATCTGATTAGGAGTCTTCTTTAAGACGATTGGAAGGAAAGCATCGGGCTTTCGAAGTCGAGTACACCTACTCAATGATATATCGATGTTCTTCAAAGTAGATCCACTGACTTCGAAGCCCTTTGCCGCATTAGTCACGAATTCGGTCATCGTACGAGTCTTCGTATTGAAGGTGAAGAGACGGTGAGCACCGACCATTGAGAGAGGAGCTATTGATACGATCTTGTACTCACTGTCCTCTTTCTTGTACTTAACCTTCGTGACTTGCTTATCTGCTGCTTTTGGCTGTTTCACGCGTGATTTGCGTGTTGCTTTTGCAGCAGACTGAAGACGGTCTAGATCTGATAGCATAGATTCGCAAGCTTGCACTCGGAACTTTAGTTCCTTTCGCGAGAGGTGTGCATAACCTTCGACTGCATCAGGACACGCCTTCGTATAAGCGTCATTATAATCACTTAACCAACCTTCTATCACATTACGAACAGGTTTTGTCGCAGAGGATGGTAAGCCATGACGCTTAAACTCTTGATATAGATCGAGTGATGCATTCTCACCTTCGATCCATTTGTCTTCTAGATCTAATAGATCTTGCATGATCGTATTAGATATCTTACGTTGTAGTCTTTCCATGGGTGAGATCGTAGGACGAACAACTTCAGCCTTTTCGGCTTTCTTATCCTTTATAATCTCTTTACCCATGGCAATCATTTCGGACAGCCACTTCGAAAGTCCACTCGAATAAGAACGAGTCTGATCGGTGTCATTCGATTCGGGAGAATGCGTAAGCCAAAATGCTGTGGCTGCCCGATACGGTGCAGAGTAGAACTTGTATTCAGGACATGCCATGATATATTGCAAGTTCACACTCTTTTTATGCTTCTCTTTGATATAAGACTTCAATGTCTTAGCTAAATCTGAATTTGATACTTCGGTTTGGAAGTACGAGAGTACTGCTTCAAAGCCTTTCTCAATAGGAACACCAGCAATACCAGTACGTACACGACGTGGAAGCTTCTTTGCTTTTTTACGAATAGCCATAATTAACCTCTCCTCATTTTTGCGTATATTTCTGGGTTATCTCCTCGACCGACCGGTACTGTGTTTGACTTGTGAAGAGTGGCAAGTCCGACGATGTATTCTCCTGAATACGTGTTCTCTCTTGCCTTTCCTTGGATGGGTGTAATGATGTCCGACGTCTCGATGCTGCTACGTGTTGACGCATAATTTGGGATACTCGAGCCATTAGATTTCTCCGCATTCTTTAACTGTGAAGGATGTACACCACGAGACATTAACCATTTATCGTGGTCAGATTGTGCCTTTTCCCAGCCAGGTTTGCGTTTGGATCTTTTAGAT